CGCAAGCCCCCGTGCAGCGCCTGCAGCCGCGGGTCAACCGCCGGCATGCGCTGCGCGTTCGCCACGGTAGGCCCGCCACCGCCGGCCAGCGCCTGCTGGCTTGCCAGCATCTCGGGCGACGGCAGCGACTGCGCCCAGGCCCGAATCGCGGCCTGCCGCTCCTGCTCCTGCCGCACCCGCTGAAGCTCCATCTCGCGCGCCTGGCGCTGCTGCTGATTGCGCTGCGCGCCTTCGTAGGCTTGCATGGCGCCCATGCCCGCCTCCCCCAGCGCCTGGCTGAATCGCGGCTGACGGCTGGCCAGTAGCTGCAGGCCCAGCGTCAGAAGGCCCTGCGTGCGCGGGTCGTCGTAGTTGCTGCCGAGTGCGCCAAGAATGCCCTGCATGTCAACCTCCTCGGCCGAGGAAACGGCCGGCGCCCATTGATAGGCCGCCCGTGTTGGGCAGCGTGTAGTCGATCACCGGCTGGCGCGGCTGCGGCCGGCCTACGCGCTGGCCACCGCCCATCGTCAGGCCGCTGCTCCATGCTTGCGGCGGGCCGTAGGTCGGCGGGGTGCCGCTGCCGCCACCGCTGCCTCCGCCGCCTTCAGCGCCGCCCATAACGCCGCCGAGCACGGTGACCAAGGCTCTGGCCTGCTGTGGGTTCTGGCGAATCCAATCCTGAACCCCGGACGCGCCGCCGCGCAAACTGTCCAGAAAGCCCGGGGCGGTATCGTTGGGCACGCCCATGTTTGACAGGGTGTCCTGCCCATAGCCACTGCCGGGCCCGTAGGGGTCTGGCGGCGATGCGGTCGGCGCGTCCACCGGGGTAGCGCTTTGCTGCGGCGCGGCCTCGGGCAGCGTACCGAGCGCGGCGTTTTCAAAAGTCACGCCGCCAGCAAACTCACCGAGGGAAACAGGCCCGTATCCAACCGCGCCGGATGCAACGTCCAACATCGACGGCAACCCACCGCTCGGCGTTGCGCCTTGCACGAGCCCCTGGTACGAGGTTGGGTCGTTAAAGCCGCCGCCGGCAAGTCCGCCGCCGCTGATATCGCCACCCCCTGACGGCCCGGTGCTGACAGACGGGTTCGACCCCTGCATGTAGCCTCTGGCCCCGCCGATCAAAGCGCCAGTCAACGCCCCGCGGGCGATGTCCTCGCCGCTACCCTCTGCCTGAGTTGCGCCGCCCAGAAGCGCACCGCTGGCCGCCCCACCGGCCGCGCCGCCACCAAACGCACTCGCCAGACCAGCTCCACCGCCCGCGACAGATGCAATCGCGGCAGCGCGCGAGGTTGCCCGCGCGTTGTCGTAGATGTCGGCTTCGCTGTTGCGCAGCACTTCGCGGTTGAGTCGGCTGAACACGTCGCCGCCATCGAGGCCGATGCTGCGGAGTCCCTGCGCGATGTCGTTGATCGCCAGCGCCGCCGACGAGCCGGGGCCGTTGCTCAAGCCCGCAGCGATGCGCGGGCTGACGCCAAGGTCGAGAAGGATGTCTTCGACCTTGGCACTGAGGCCGCTGCCCCGCTGGCGTGTCTGCGCCTGCATGGGGTCGTTCGCCAGCGTCCATTGACCCGTTGCCGGGTCTTGCGTGTACGCGGCGATCATCGTGTCGTACTTGTGCCGCCCGGGCTGCTGCATCACGACATGCAGGCTGCCGTCGGCTTGCGGCACGATGGCGTTGTACTTGGACTGAAACCCCGCAGGCTTGAGCGTGTCGAAGTCAAACGTCCAGCCCGCCGGAGTGCCGCCGATGCCGCCGGCCTCGGAATCAAAGCTGGTGGGTGCCACTTCCTCTTGCCAGCGGAAATTGAGATTCCGAATCGCCGCATACGGATCAACCGGCGCCCCCACAGGCCCCGGCTGCTGGACGGCAGGCGCCGCCGCTGCAGGCACCGCCGCCGCTGCGGGCCGCGCCTGTTGCGCCGCCAGCATTTGCATCAGCGATGACGCCCGCCCCGGGCTGCCATCTTCCCGATGCCATGACCGACCCAGGCTGCCGCCCAACTGCATGACCATGTCAGTTGCCCCCCATCAGCAGCGCCCAAAGCTGCGCCGCCGTCAACGCGCCGCCGACGACTTGCGATGTCCTCGACGGGTCGGGCGAATTCGTCGTCGTCGTGCTGCCCGGGTTCACGCCGCGCAGCGCGTTGCCCATCACGTCGAGCTGGCGGAGCGGATAGTCGCGCTCCTCGCTAAACCGGCTGTACTCGTCGTCGAGCAGCCGCTGCTCCTGCATCTGCGCGGCGGCACCGGCACGGCCCAGGCGGTCGATGTCGGCGTAGTCGGCCTGCGCCATGTCCGGCGCCATGCCCAGGGCCTGCAGCACGCGGTTTCGGCCCGAGTTCGTCATCGCGTCCTGGCGTGACGCGAAGCTCTCACCAAGCTGCCGGCGCTGCGAAAGGTCGGCCAGCCGCATGTCGGTGGAGACGCGGCCCAGGTTGCGCTGCAGGGTGTCGGCCCCGAAGCCCGCAGCCTGCGCCACGTTGGCATTGCCGAAGCTGCCCGAGCGCGACATGGCCGTGTCGAAGGCCGGGGCCTGCACGGTGTTCCAGGCGCGCACCATGTCGCCCTGCGCGTCGCCGATGCTCTGCGTCAGGTACGGGTTGCCCTCGCCCAGGTACGGATTCGCCGTCGCGCCGGGCTGCTGCCCCTCAAACTGCTGCTGCAGGGCCTGCTGCGCCGCCGGGAGTAGCGGGTTGCCCTGCGTCGCGCGGGTGGCCTGCGCCTGAAGGCTCTGCTGCTGCCACGGATTGAAGCCCGCCACGCGGTCGCCGCTGTAGCCCTGATACGCGCGGTCGGCGGTTTGCTGAGCGCGCTGCAGGTAGCCGGCGGCGTAGGGTTGCGCCCAATCGGGCATCGTGGTCGAAGAGGTGGTCTGTGCCATGTCAAGTCCCTGTCAGGGTTCGCATCTCGCGCCAGGTGCCCGGCGAGCCGCCGGCCACGCAAATCCAGCCGATGAGCACGTAGCGCGAGCCAGCCGCGCCCAACTCGGTCGGGTTGCTGTTGCGCACTTGGTCGCCCTGCTGCCACCGCCCGGTTGTCGGGGCGGCTGTAGCGGCGTCGTCAATGCCCACGAATCGACCGGCGGCCAACTGGTTGACCTTGATCGCCGTGTCGCGCAGCAGCGGCATCAACGCCCTTTGCAGATCGGTGTCGTACGCGCTTTCAGGCGTGGCCGGGAGGAGCGGGGTATCTTTGAGCTTCATCGGCGCCCCGATGCCTTGGCCTGGATGCCCAGGCCGGTGAACACGCACGGCCCCGTCATCGTGAACGTGAGCCGGTGCCAGCGGGCCGACTGCCGCAAGTGGAACGCACCATCGAACAGGGGCGACGATCCGCCAGCCACTGCGGGGCCGCCCGTGTTGCTGTACGTCTGCCCCGTCACGCTGGCCGAGGTCGGCTGCTGCACGAAGCGGATGCGCGCCTCGCTCAGGTAGCTGGCCGCCTGGTCGTCGCCCAGGTCGCCCGTCGTGAAGCTGCAGCCCGTGCTGCCGCCCGTGTAGGTGCGCAGTTGGTTTGCACCATCGAACACCGCCAGCGCCCGGCCGCCCTGCAGCCAGAATTGCGAGTCGAACGGGATGTTCGGCAGCCCGTCCATCGTCGCCGCCACGGTGTTCAGCGTGTCATAGGTCAGGCCCGGCTGGATGAAGTCCAGAGCCGCCTGGATGGTGCGATCCGCCCGGCCCCAGCGGCGGGTGCCCATATGCACCACCAGCGTCGTGTCGGGCGTGCCGTCAGTCGTTGACGTGCCAGGGAAGAAGATCCATACGCGGTTGTTCTGGCGCTCGTACCGCACGATGGTGCGGAAGCGGAAGGCCGGCGAAGAGTTGTCGAAGAAGAACTGCCGAATCTCGTCCTGACCGAAGGGCTGCGCGCGTACGCCGTCGTAAACCCAGATGTTGTCCTCGCCCACGAACACGTGCAGTCCGTTGGCATCGCACACAGCCTCAGGCCCGACGACGCCCTGCTCCCCAGGCACGGGCTCCCACTGCCACACGGCCTCGCCGCCGACGTAGGTGCCCAGGAACATGGCCTTTGCCTTGTAGGCCACCGCCTGCTTGCCCAGCGCCAGCCCGGCCAGCAGATCGCCGCCACCCTGCACCAGACGGCCGCTGTTGGCCTGAGTCGTGATGCTCGGCGCCCACGTGGCGTGGTTGAAGATGCCGCAGCACCACCACCTGTCGCCCTGGTCCCCAAAGCCAGCGTCTGAGGTGTTCAGGGCCATCACGAAGTCGCCCACGCTGAACACCACCCGGGCGATGGGGGCGCCTGCGATGTCGGCGAACGCTCCGCTACCGTTGCTGGCCTGGATCACCTGCGCGTCGTTGGCCGCGATGCTGACGTTGCCAAACTGCGTCAGGCTCCAGCGGCTGTCGGCGCCGCCCGTGTACGCACCACCGCGCGACACATCCACCCAGGATGACCCCGAAAGCTCATACAGCCGCGCAGCCGTGCCCGCGAAGATGCGCCGCGTGCCGTTGATAAGGCCCACCACCGCACCGCCCCGGCACGGGGCAATGAGAGCGCCCACACCCGAAGGCGCCACCGCGGAAGGCGCACCCGCAAATCCGTCCTCAGTGGGCACCATGTTCGCGCAGGCCGTCATCACGCCCGGCGTCGTGGGCGGCATGTCAGGCGCCAGCCCGATGAGCCGCACCATCTCCATCAGAGTCGCACCCCGGGGTCACTGGCGATGGCCAGCGGGCCGCTGAAGCGCGCGGCGTCGTCGGCGTTGCGCGCGGCTTCCATGGCGTCGGCCCACAGCGGGGTCGCCGTGGCCAGCAGCTCAGAGTCGCGCAGCCACGCGGCGGCCTCCATCACCATCGCCCACAGGTACACGGCGGGCAGGGTGTCGAGCACGACGTTCGTGCTGGCATCGGCAACCGGCGTCACCGGCCGCGCGTAGTACAGCAGTTCAGCCGTGATGGGGCTGGACGCCCCGACGACAATGCGACCACCGCGGACGGTGTAGTACATCACCTGGCCGGCAGCGCCTTCGAGCGGGGAGAGCCAGTCCGACACCCGGAACTCCAGCGGCACCTTGCGGCCGTTGCGCATCACGCTCACGCGCTCGATGCTCAGCAGGTTCGTCGGCAGGGCAGCGTCGAGCGGCTGCGCGGCCACCGTGGTGAGCATGCCCGACAGCCGAAGCCCCGGGATGCGGTTGGTGCCGGCGTAGATGCGCTGCTCGGCCAGCTCCAGCCACGTCGTCATGAGCGACGAAGCCGCAGTCACGTCGCCGCGGTTCACGTAGTCCGCGACCGCGGTCTTTAGCTGGCCGAAGTTCATCGCTTAGAACCGGCTGAAGATCAGCACGAGGCCGTTACCGCCAGCGCCACCGGCCCCGGAGTTGCCCGCCGTGTCGGCCGCAGCACCGCCCCCGCCACCGCCCGAGGCCATGCCACCAGCACCGCCAGTGCCGCCCGCTACGGCCGGCGTGACGGACGAACCGCCGCCGCTGCCGCCATGGCCGGGGACACCAGAGATCGGGTGCAGGTTCGCACCGGCCAAGCCCGCCGTGCCGATGGCGCCACCCGTGACCGTGACAGTCTGGAAGAAGCCGGTGTTGCCACCAGCCGCACCGCCGGCAAACGCTGTCGGCACGGCGTCGATACCGCCGCCACCACCGCCGCCAAGCCCGGCAACACCGGAGTTCGTGCCAGCAGCCCCGGCAGCCCCCAAACCGCCGGCCGCGCCGATCAAGCCCAGGTCCATGCCGCGCGTTGCTGCCGCGCCGCCAGTGCCACCCGCGGCACCGCCGCCGCCACCACCGCCGCCACCGTTGGCAATCACCCACGAGCCGAAGGACGAGTTGCCGCCCGCCGTGCCTGCGTTGCCGTTCGTGCTGGCCGCAGACACCGCCGCGCCACCAGCGCCACCAGCGCCGACCGTGATGGTTTCAGTGGCCCCGATGATGGTCGCCAGAAGCGTCGTGAACGAGCGCGATCCGCCACCACCGCCGCCGCCGCCGCCCCAGGCCGTAGCAGCAGCGCCGCGCCGGCCAGAGCCGCCACCGCCGCCTGCTCCCAAAACAACCAACTGGAACGAGCTTGCCCAGGCCGGTTTCGTCCAAGTGAACGTGCCGGGCACCGCGAAGACATCGACGTGCGGGAGGATTGACTCCCAAATCGGAAGCGCCTCGAAGTAGCACTCACGGTCCAGCGAAACGATGTTCAGCGTGGTGCCAGGGCCGACCTGCCCCGAGAACTTCGCCGGGCCTTCGTAGATGCGCGTCCCCGTCGGCGCTTCGATGCGCACGTTGCCGGGGCCTTGAACGATCAGCGTGACAGGGTTTGAGACGCTCGACGCCGAGCTGCCCAGGGCTGCGATGACAGGCATTTAGGAGTCCTCCAGCGGGGTGATGTTGACGAGCGACGCCACGCCGTTGTCGATGGCTGACCAGTGCGTGCGCGTGCCGACGCTCAAAATTTCGGGCGCGTTGGGCTTGATGAGCATGTCGGTCGTCACCGCCGCCACGGCAGCCACACCCAGGCGGATGAATATCGGCTGCGTCACGGCCACGCGCACAAAGCGCGGGCGGGTGCCTGCAGAGGTGTTCGGCAGCAGCGCAGCAGCCGTGGCCGTGCTTACCGTCGTGGTGACGGTCTGGCCTGGCGCCGCTACTGTGTATGAGGGGAAATTGGGGTAAGGCATCACATCCTCCCTGGTGCGATTCGGAAATCAGCCAATGCAGGGTCGTTGACCATGCGCTTGACGTGCTCGGGGTTCTTCATCCACTCGCGGAAGGTGATCCCGTTCACGTTGCAGTAGTGCTCGATCAGCACGGCGGGAAAGCTCGCCATGAGCTTCATGTCCTTTTCGCCGTGGTGGCCTTCGTTGTGCCGGGCGATGCAGTAGTCGCGGATGTCGCCGACGTACTGTTCCCGCACCACTTGCGCGCCGTCGTCGGTTTCGACCCAGCGGCCGTGCACGTCGCCGTCTTGCGGCGCAAAGATCGTGTGTGTTGCCATGTCGGTGCCTATGTGAATGAGGCCCCACCTTGCGGCAGGGCCTCTCCCGGCTTACGCGTTCAGGTCGCGGATTGCGGCCATGCCGCGCTCTTCGCGCAGCTGCAAGGCCCACTCGCTCTCGATCATGAAGTTGCGAGCGCTGCCGATGCGGGCCAGCTCCTCGCTCTTCATGTCGCGCAGCATCGCCACCGCGGCCAGCTCGTCATCCACGAGGTACATGTCGCGCGTGCGCACCATGTTGCGGTTCGGCACGATCTTGAAGTCGCCGAAGTCGCTCCCGTAGATGTCATACGCCGCCTGCAGCTTCTTGTCCTCGCCCTTGATGAACTTCGTGCCGTTGCCGGTGAAGCCAGCCGAGATGACCTGCTTGTGCGACGGCGTCACCATCAGCATCGACGGGTTGCCGCCGTTGGTGTAGGCGCCCAGGATGGCGGTACGGAGCAGCGGCTCGGTGAAGGCCCGCAGCGTGCCGTCAGTCGGGCCGACGTTGGTCGTGATGTTGGGCGCCACACCGCTGACGCCGAGGCCTGGGTTCGTGCTGCACCAGCCCCGCAGGCCGCGCGTCTGGCGGGTGCCGGAAGCCACGAACACGGGGTTCTCGATGGCCGCCAGCTCCATGTCCTTGCGGACTTCCTTGCCCTGCTTCACCGTCTGGTAGCGGATTTCAGACGGCCGGCCCGCCTTCTTCACCGCTTCTTGGGTGTCGGAGATCGAGAACGTCACCCGGTTGATCTGGCACGGGTTCGTCAGGCGCTGCGTTGCCACGACCGCGGTGTAGGTCGCGTCGGCGCCTTCAGCCACCAGCGAGCCGGTGCCCGGAGCGCGCAGCACGTCGCGCTGCCATTCGTGGGTCACGCCCGTGGCCTGCACCTTGTCGATGCTGGACATGAACGGGGTGTCCGACGGAGCCGTGTTCCAGATCACGTCGGTGAGGTCTTCCCGGTTGCCGATGGCAGCCGAGGTCAGGAATGCGTTTGCGGGCATGATGCCCTCCTTTGTGCGTTAGGTGTCAAGCGATTCGAGGTAGCGCTTGACGTCTTTCATGGAGCGGCCGGACTTCATGAACTGCTCGCGGGCGCGGGCAGCCTTGTTCGTCTGGCCTTGCGATTGGGTGCCGGCGTTGCCTGCGCGCAAGGGCTTGGGCGCGACATCGGCCAGCTTGGACTTGATCGAGCGGCTGGTGCCATCCAAGGCAGCCAGGCGGCGCTCGGCCTGCACCAGGCGGTCAAGCAAGTGCAGCATCCGGTGGTCAGTGACGCCAGCCACGTCCTCAGGCGTGAAGCCCGAAACGCTGGCGGCCTGCACCGCGGATTCCAGGAACGCGGTGCGCTTGGCCGGGTCCGCGAGTTGCGGCAGCACCTTGACCGTGCGCTGGGCCTCTTCCAACAGGGCCTGCTGCTGCGCCTGCTGGCGCTGCTGCTGCTGGCTGCGGGTGAGTTCGCCCGTCTGTGCGTTCAGGGCTTGCAGGTCGCGAACCCGGGTCTCGTACGCCTCTTTCGCGTACAGGTAGCCGGCGGGGTCTGACTGTGCAAGCTCCAGGGGCGGCGGGTTGCCGATCAGGCGCTGGGCCATCGACACCACGGCCTGCTGGGCGCGCTGTACCTGCTGCAGCAGGTTGTCGGCGGCCTCTGTGCGCTCGGTCGCTGCCTTGCGCGTCTCTGCGGCCTCCTGGGTCTTGCGCGTGTAGTCCGCGGTTAGGCGATGCTGCAACGACTTGATGGCTTCCACCGCGGCCTTCGGGGTCCCCTTCGGGATCTCGACCTCGGTGTCGCCCACCTTCAGCTTCTCGGGCTTGCGCAAGGACTTGTCGTCCTCGTCCTCGTCCTCGTCGCTGTCGTCGGCATCGTCCTCGTCCGCGGCGGGTACATCGTCGCCGTCGTCCTCGGAGTCCTCTTCGGCTTCTTCGCCGTCGGCCTCGTCGCTCTTGGCCTTGTCAGCCTTGCGACGGGGCTTGTCTTCGTCGGCCTTGTCGTCGGCCTTGCGCCTGCGCGG